TAATCCGGCAGAGCCTGTTCCTGAACCTGTTCCCGAGCCTGAACCGATTCCTGAAGAGCCTGTGGTTGAAGAACCTATTGTTGAAGAGCCTGTTGTCGATCCTATCGTTGAACCGGAACCGACGCCAGAGCCGTGATCTGGAACATCCTGATTGCTGTTACGCAACTGCTTAATGCCTTGATTGGTGGTTATCCTGATGAAACCACCTCTTCAAGAGCGCATCGTCAACAGCATAAACTCAGGTGGAGGATTACTAGACGAGTAATCAATGCTGTCTTCTTTCTTGAACGGGACCACTGTGAAGCTGCTTGGTATTCCGAACGAGAAAGGAGACAGCTACCACCAGATCTAAGATAAGTCAAAAAGTACTTGACTTTTTTAACAAAGTGTGGTATAATACTGACACTATAGAATAACTAAAACTATATAGGGTTGCTATGGATAAAGAACTGGAAAAGTACTTTGAGAACCAGTTTGACATGCTTGCATCTCAAGGTTGGAAAGACCTCATGGACACAGTTAACTCCATGATCAAGAAAGAGACAGACATCATGTCGATCAAGAATGAAGAAGACCTGTTCAAAAGGCAAGGTCGTCTAGACATTCTGAACTGGATCGTTACCTGGAAAGATACCTGTGAGTTCACAATAAAGGTTCTTGAGAATGAAGAGAATCTTTGAGTATGAATGTGCTGACGGTCACCGTACCGAGGCATACACCGATTATGAGCAAAGAACGATCTACTGTTCTGTGTGTCATAAAGCTGCTAATCGTGTTATCTCAAGTCCAAGGATTGGATTAGAAGGCATCACCGGGGCTTTCCCCACTGCCGCTGATGCTTGGGCACGTAAACACGTAGAAGCAACAAAACTAGCTAGGGAACGTCAACAAGACGCCTAGTCCAATAATTTCAATACATCCTACAATCGGTATATCCGACAGGAGTTAGGTGCATATGGCTGATATCTTTGAAGATGAGTATGATGACGAACCTAATGAACAGAACATCGTTCAGGAGGAAGCAGATCAACCAGTGATTGAATCAAAGATCCCTGATAAGTATCGGGGTAAATCGATTGAAGACATCATTGCAATGCACCAAGAAAGCGAAAAGCTTATTGGTCGTCAAGGTCAAGAGATTGGTGAAGTACGAAAGCTTGCTGATCAACTGATTCAAAGCACCTTCAAACCTAAAGCTGAAGCACCGAAAGAAGAAGAGTCTGAGGAAATCGACTTCTTCGTTGATCCAAAGAAAGCTGTTGAGCGGGTGATTAACTCTCATCCAAAACTCAAACAAGCTGAAGAAAAAGCTGCTGAGTATGAGAAGATGGTAAATCTTCAGCGAGTTGAAAAGAGTCATCCTGACATGTACGATATTGTTCAAGACCCTGAGTTCGTTGAATGGGTCAAGAAATCCAAGATCCGTACTGAGCTTTACATGAAAGCTGACAGGAACTTTGACTATGACTCCGCTGATGAACTGCTCTCGACATTCAAGGAACTGAAGGGCCGTCGACAAGCGACACAAGCCACTGAAGAGATCCAAGAGATCCGAGACACCGCAGACCGTAGTCTACGAAAAGCTGTTGTTTCTGCTGGCTCTTCGCAGGAAACACCTAAGAAGATTTTCCGCCGTGCAGACCTTATGAAACTTTTGTCCACAGACCCTGACCGTTATGATTCTATGCAAGATGAGATCATGCAAGCTTATTCAGACGGTAGGGTTCGATAACCGATAATTAGGAGTTACAATGCCTACTACTAGTACTACAATCCCTGCTGGCGCACAGACGCTTGCACGCTCTGATAAGTTTATCCCCGAGGTTTGGAGCGACGAGATCGTTGTCTCTTACAAGAAGAAGCTTGTCATGGCGAACCTTGTTCGCAAGATGAACTTCGTTGGTAAGAAGGGCGATAAGTAACAGTGTCGCACCCGTAATGGGTTAAAAATCTCGCTATTTGCTGGAAGTCCCTAGAACTCACCGTACTACTTAGTAAAAATCGTGTGAGGCACTTGTAAAACAAGGGTCTGTTTTAAACAGAGGGTAATCAGCAGGAAAGGAACTAATATGTTGACTGAAACCGAGAAAGCTTGGTTAGCTGGTTTTTGGGATGGTGAAGGATCTATTACAATCTTCACTCATGTTGAAAAAAACGGTCGAGAAAAGATTTGTCCTACAATCAACGTAACAAACACTCATGAAGGTGTTATTGCTTATGTGATTGAGTTGCTGGATAAACTTGAAACTTCGTTCAGTGTTTTTCAACGAAAGTCTGGAAATGATAAACACAAAGATGCTTATCATGTATCCACCCGAAACATGCAATATATTAAAACAGTGTTAGAAGCACTACTTCCGTATTTAGTTTGTAAAAAAGCTCAAGCAATTCTTGTTTTACGCTACGTCAATAAAAAGATGGAACAGCGTGAAAAGAATCAAAAACCTCGTTACGATGATGAGGATTTTGAGTTACAAGAAGAGTGTCAAGTTTTAAACAAACGAGGAAAGGTTCCATTATCCCCAACGACTACATGCGAGAGTGTCTAAGGACACAAGATATAGTCTGAACTCTGTACGAAAGACAGAGAGGTTAGCAGAAATGACTAACCCGTCTCGAAAGAGATAGTAACAAATTGACTCTTCANATTCCGGCTCCGCTGCGTGGCACTGCNAACGTCAAAGNNCCNGCTGCTTCCGTGCAGATTCAGTACGGCCAGGAAGTTGAAGTTGTTGTCAGCATCAACAAGCATTATGAGCATTCGCGGCTGATCGAAGATATCGTCAAGATTCAGGCTCTTGCGTCGCAGCGTCGCTTCTACACTGAAGACGCTGGTTACGCTCTTGCCCGTCAGGTTGATACTGACCTGTTCCGTCTTGGTCGTCAAGCCAACAACGGTGCTGACGCTACTGCTGCCTACGCTACTGGGTTCTCTGGTGCTGATGGCACCACGGNGTATGTTGCTGGCGCTAACACGGGTCTTGGTGCACTGACTGATGCTGCTATCCGTCGCACGATTCAGCGTCTTGATGACAACGATATCCCGATGGAAGATCGTTATCTTGTGGTTCCTCCGTCGAGCCGTAACACTCTCATGGGTATTGCTCGCTTCACTGAGCAAGGCTTCACGGGTGAGGCTGGGGCTGCTAACACGATCCGTAACGGTCGTATTGGTGATCTCTACGGTGTTGAGATTTATGTCTCGCCTAACACTGAATCGACCACTGGCTCGACTGCTGCTAAAGCAGCCCTCATGTTCCACAAGGATGCGTTTGTCCTTGTTGAACAGATGAAGGTTCGTTCGCAGACTCAGTACAAGCAAGAGTACCTTGCTGATCTGTTCACTGCGGATACGCTGTATGGTACGCAGATTCTCCGTAAGGGTGATCTTGCTGATGTGCCGACGGCTGCTTTCGCGCTGATCGTTCCGGCCTAACTGGCTTGATAAAAGGCAGGGAGGCTTAATCGCTTCCTTGCCTTTTTTCGTTTAGAGGTTGCTATGGCTAAGTTTAAATGCTTACATACAGGTAATGTGGCTGAGTTCACACAAGAATTTGACATCGAACAGATGCGTAAACACCCTGAGTACGAAGAAGTTACTGAAGAAGTAAAGACTGAGCCAAAAGCTGAGTCAAAGAAACAAAAACTGTAAACCGTAGAGGTATAAGACATGGCTTTTGATGCTATTGCTGTTAAACAAGCGAAACAAATCCTTGTTTCTGGTGAGGATAGTTCTATTAGCGTTAGCTTCGATTCGCCTGTCTCGGCTGGCTCGATGCTAGTTGTTATTGGCACTGCTGGAGAAACTGTTGAGTATCAAGCAGGACTCTTGAGTAGTGTCTCTGGTGGTGGCACTTGGTCTACACCTGATAACGTCCGATCTGACGCTTCTTACGCTCCTAACGTATTCTTATCCTACGCTTTAAACGTCTCTGCTGGCAGTCCTACTGTCACACTGACGATCAATCGTAGTGCAGGCGTTCAAGTCAGTGGTGTACTGTTTGAGATTGAAAAAGCAGCTACTGTTTCTGCTGTTGACAAGACAATGCTAGGCACTGGCCCCACCACTGGTAACACAACAACGCTTCCTAGCACAGGCACACTGACACAGACAGACAATCTTCTTATTCTGTGCGTTGGTGGTTACTTCGGTGTTCCTGTCAATCCTAGTGGTTGGACATCCAGGCTTGCTCAAGCTAATGGTACACTACTTGGTTGTCAAGTCTCTACTCTTAAAGTAACTGCCACCACTGCTGTTGTTGGTGAAGTCACTGGTAGCTCTAACGGTGCTGCTTCTGGTGCACTGCTTGTGATCAAAGCAGCTACTACTGGATCTGGCCCTACGTATGAGTTTACTCTTCGTAGCGACACCTTCACAAGTGCTGACACAGGTCTTGAAGCGTTTGTCTGGCGTAATGGCGATCCTGATGTTGTTCTTGCTGAACGATACACAGGACTGTCTGGAGACGCTGTTGCTGGTAAGCTGAAGATTACTTCTGGACTTCCCGCTGGTGTTTCTACTGGTGATACTGTCCGAGGATTGGTCCGAGTCATCGGTGGCACTGGAGACACTTCCGGTATCATCACCGGCACTGTTGTCTAAGGATAGATCATGAAATGGATTGATGCCGCTGCACTTCATATGCGACGACCGGGTAGCTTCAGTTACGCGGATTCATACCAACTTAACACAGCACCACCGACAGGTAGACGTGCTGGTGGCAGTAACTCTTCTCAGTACGTCAGGGCTTCCAACATTCAAGGACGATACAACAACGGTCCTGAAGCCTTCTCTTCACTGAATCCTGACTATTCTCTTGAGCTTGCTTGGATGAGTGCTGAATCACAGGCTCCTTATAAAGATCCTGATAAGCTCTGGAATACCGTCATTGCTTGGAACCATGTTTACTGTGCTGATCCTTGGGGTATCAATCATACTCCAGGATGGATCAACAATACACGTAGTCAATGGTGGGATTGGCAGATCTGGATCAAGAAAAAGTCTAATGGTCAATGGGTACTGATTGGTCAATCTGATAGCTGGGGTGGTGTTCCTATTTGGCCTAACTTCCGCTACGAAGACTACGACAAGATCTGGGAAGACTTCCGTACTGAAGCTAATGGTTATCAATCAGTTCGTCTGATGTATGATCCTAACGCTCCGTATGCTTCTGAAGGAGCAGGTTACTGGCCTTATCATGGCTTTGCTCTAAGGCGTCTCTTTACTGGTAGCGTTGGCATCAATGACGTTGCTGACGTAGTTGTCAGTGCAAAGCATTCGTTAGTGGTTCATGACGCTGCAAGGACAGATGATCGTGACTTTGCTAGGTTTGCTATCGCTATCGGTGGTGACTGGTATTCTGATCCTCGCGCTCCCGGTAACCCCGGACTAGGTACTTCGTATCACAAACTAGCTACTGCTAAGTGGCCTCAGTTTGAGTACGTAGTCTATCACACCACTGTTGAAGCCAGCATCAGGGCTAGTTATCCCAGTGTGTTTGCATCTGCTACAGACTCTTTAGGAGAAACAGGGACACCTCCTCCTGANCCTCCTGAACCGCCTCCTAATCCTCCTAGTCCTGCTACTGCCATCGGTAACTGGTTTACTGTCTTGTCTGGTGGTGTAGGTAACTGGCAAACAGCAGCACCTCCTGTTGTAGGTAACGTCTTACCTGCTTGGGGTGTGACACCTCAGTTGTCTCCTGTGTTCAATACAGCGTTCACGTACACTGCTCAAGTTATTGCAGGTACACCAAGCCCGACTTACTCTAAAGTAAGCGGACCTTCTTGGTTGTCTGTGTCCAGTGCTGGTGTGGTCACAGGAACTGCTACTGAGACTGGTGAGCTTGATCCTCTTGTCATCAGGGCCACTAACGCTGCTGGCACCGCTGATGCTGCTTTTCAGGTGTCTGTAGCTGATGTACCCACAGCACCTACCATCAGCACGACGTTTCTTCCAATCGCTGTTGTCAATAAAGAGTACACTGCTGCGATTCAGGTTGACGGTACTCCGACTATTACGCTTGAACTGATTGACGGTACTCTTCCTGGTGGTCTTAGTATCGTTGGTACTTCGATCTCTGGTACACCGATCAATGCTGTTGAAGCTGGTACATACGCAATCACACTCAAAGCTGTTAATGCGTATGGTTTTGATACACAGGTATACACGTTACTGTTTGTCAACAACAACGCTACAGCAGACGTAGACAGCAGTGTCGATAACCGTCGAGGCTTCAGTCGAGGTGAAGGCAGTCTGACAACATCGACTGGTGAAGCTTATCCCACGTTCTATGCTTGTCCTGATTGTCCTTGTTTCCGTGCCGATGCTTCTTTAGGCAACAAAGGTTTTAATCGCGGAGGGAGTTCAGACGGTACTGTCAACAGTACACAGTGTTCTGTTCTTGAAGTATGCCCTATCTGCGGGTTTAACCGATGCTGTCTCTGAAAGCCNTATATGGAATGGGATCTACTCAAATTAATCTGGTCATCGGCTTTAACAATCATAGTAGCAATTTTCGGTATGCTGTGGAGAGGTATGATGGAAAAACTACAGGATAGCCATGAAAAGCTAAATAGCTTAGACAAAGAGCTTACTAAGGTTAAAGTCGAATACGTTCAGAAAGAAGAGATTCATCGAATTGAATCTAGGATCGATCAACGATTCAGTGAGATGAAAGAATTCTTTACTGAGATTGTAAGGAAGACGCTATGACTTACTTGGAAGTAGTGAATACGGTATTACGCAGGATCAGGGAAAAGGAAGTTACATCCGTTAATGCTACTTCCTATTCTCGACTGATTGGTGATCTTGTCAATGATGTCAAGGATGAAGTGGAGTATTCTTGGAACTGGAATGCTCTGCGTCAGACATACTCTGTAACAACAGGGACAGGTGTGTTTAACTATGTGCTTAACGGTGCACAGTCAGGCACCAATATCCTGAATGCTTGGAACGATACTGGTAAGACTCAACTCTTCCCGATGAGTACTCTGAATGCTGAAAGGGTTTATCTGCAAGACAGGCTTGAAGGCNCTCCTGCTTACTACAACGTAAACGGTACTGATGCCAACGGTAATCTTCTTGTTGACGTGTATCCTATTCCTGACACTTCTTATGTCCTGACTTTCAACGTCTGTGCATCACAGCCTGATCTTGTCAATGACACTGATCACATCTGGGTTCCTAATCGTCCAGTCATTGAAGGCACTGTTGCGCGTGCAATTACTGAACGTGGTGAAGACGGTGGCACTGCTTCCTCTGTTGCTGAAGCCCGATACAATCAAGCTCTGAGTGATGCTATTGCTGCTGATGCTTCGCTGCATCCTGATGAAATTGTCTGGGTTGCTGAGTAATGCAGCAACTAAAAACACAGAACGTAGCCTCTCCAGGTTCTTTTGGTTTAAACACCGAAGACTCTGGAGTTCTGGCTCCTTTGAAGTTTGCAAAGACAGCTATTAACTGCATCATTAGCCGTGATAGTCGATTAGCTGCAAGGAAGGGCTTTGAAGCTGAACCGCCTACATCTGCATTTAGTGGCTCAGTCAAACAGATCTACGAAGTCATTAACACTGATGGCACTAAAGAGTTCATCTGGACTACACCAACCAAGATCTACGCTGGTTATCCTACCTACACTGACATCACTGCATCGTTGACTGTTACTGGTGGTGATTGGCAGTTCTGTAATCTTCAGAACACTGTCTTTGCTGTACAACGAACTCATGCTCCTGTTGCTTGGAGNAAGATCGCTAGTGTGTGGACACAGCAGACAATCACTGCTACAACGCTTGCTGGCGCTAAACCTGATGTTGTCTTTGTCTGTCCTTTGGCCGTGTATGGTTAGCCAATGACGCTAACAACAAGTACACCATCTGGTTCAGTGAAGAGCTTAATCCTCTTAACTTTGATACTTCCGGTGCAGGTACGCTTGACATCAGTAAAGCAATCATCGGTAACGACAACATCGTTGCTCTAGCTAGCTTTGGTAACAGGTTAGTTGTTCTGTGTGAGAAACAGATTGTTACTTATTTAGTAAACCCTGATGCTACTCCTTTTCTTGAGATTGATGAAGTAGTTAAAGGTGTCGGCTGTGTCAGTAGGGACAGTGTAGCCAATACTGGCTCTGATCTTGTCTGGTTAGCAAAGCAAGGTGTAGTCAGCCTTGGTCGTCTCATCAACTCTGATGGACAACTTCCTATCGGGGATATTTCTAATACTGTTCACTCATTGCTTCAGAACAGCATTACTGTTACCTCTGATTACACCACAATCAAAGGATGCTGGTGGGAAGCAGAACAGTGCTATCTGCTGCTGTTCCCTGCTCTTGATACAATCTACTGCTTTAACACCAGAGTCCTGAGTGATGCTGGCCCTAGCGTTACTATCTGGGATAAGACTAAATCTGTAGCGTGTATGATCTCTGACATTGACCGAGACATTCACTTCGGTGGTATCAATACTTGGTATCTCTACAGCGGTTATGGTTCTAACACTGACAAGTATCGGATGAAGTACTTCAGTGGTTACGTTGACTTTGGTACTCCTGAGAGTTTCAAGTTCCTGAAGAACATCTCCTTTAGAGTCCGTACAGGAGCTTCACAGAATACTCTGGTTAAATGGGCTTTTGATTACTCTGATGTATTTGAAGCTGATGCGTTCATTGTCTCTGGTATCAGTGGCCTAGATAGCGAATACGGTATCTCTGAATACGGGTTAGCTGAATACTTCTCAGGACCGCAACTCTTTGACATTCGTTCTGTTGGTTCCTTATCAGGACAATATCTTCAGTTCGGTATTGAAACAGACATCCAAGGAAATGAATACGTGATCTTCAATACAGAGATTCACGTAACAACTGGAAAGAGATATTAATATGAGTGATTACGTCAAGTCAGTAAACTTTGCTGTAAAGGATACACTAGTCAGTGGTGATCCGTTAAAGAAGGTCAAGGGTGTAGAGATTGATACTGAATTCAACTCCATCCAGACAGCAGTAGCTACCAAGTCTGACAAGGCTTCTCCTGCATTCACTGGTAGCCCTACAGCACCTACACCCGCTGTTGGAGAAAGCTCTACTGTGATTCCTACGACTAAGTGGGTCAGGGATCTTCTCAACGTTTATGAACCTCTTGGCACCATCAAAGCCTTTGCCGGTATTCCTTCCACTATCCCGGCTGGATGGGCAATGTGTGACGGTAATAACGGTACACAGAATCTGCGAGACAGGTTCATCGCTGGATTCGCTACTGGTGGTGTTTACACACAGAATGGTGTAGCTGGTTATACTCCTGGTGCTACTGCTGTTCCTGTTGGTGGTACTGCTGCTACTGCTGGTTCTCACAGCCACACAGGCACTACAGCGGGACATACGCTGGTAGAGGCTGAGATTCCTTCACACACTCATAGCTACACATCATACAGCGAAAACAACAGCGTTGGTACTAATCCTGCCACCACAGGCGGTGGTACTCCTAATGGTGCTGCTACTGTTGTTGGTGCAACAGGTGGTGGCGCTCCTCACGCTCACGGCATTAGCACTGATGCAGGACACCAGCATTCAGTCTCTGGTACAGCACAAGTGCCGGGATTCTTTGCCCTGATGTTCATTCAGAAAATCGCTTTACTGTAAGGCAGACACATTATGGCTCTTCCTCTTATTGCTGCTGGTGCTGCTCTTTCAATCGGCTCCAGTCTGTTTGGACGCAGTTCAGCTAAACGTGCAGCAAGGCGTGCTGAAGCTCAAGCCCGAGCAAGACAGGCTCAGATTCAAGGCTACGGACGTGATGCGTTAGGACGTTCTCAAGCTATTGGTGCACAGCAGCCTACAGGCTTTACTCCTTGGAATGTTCGTACAGGCTTTGGTGGCTGGAACATTGACCCTGAAACTGGTCAAGCCACTGCTGAGATGGACCCTACTGCTAAAGGCTTTCAGGACTGGGCTTATGGTCAGTCTCAAGAAGCTAGGAATCAGTTAGGTAACTTTGACAGACAAGCTTTTGCTCAACAAGAATACAACCGAGGTCAAGGACTTCTTCAAGAAGGTCGAGAAGCTAATCTCAGTAACCTTGTTGGAATGATGCAACGTAAAGGCTTGGTTGGATTTGGTCAAACACCTGTGGGTGGTTCCAGTACATCCCAGTCTAACCCGATGCTCAATAGCCTCTTTGACAGGCAGAATCGTCAAGATCTTGAACTCATGGATCAAAGCTTTGGTGCTGGTGATCGTCAGATGGATCGTCTCTACAATCGTGCTACAGGCTTGTTCAATCAAGGCTATGGCATGAATGATGATCTGAACAACCAGCTTGAAATGAACATGCGATTTGGTGAAGCTGATCGCAGTCGTAATCTCCAGGATTGGCAGAACATGCGTATGAGTGCTGCTGATCAAGAACAGTATTACAAACTAGCTGCGCTTGGTGGTATGGAAGATGTCGGTAATGCTCAGACAATGGGTAATCAAGCACGTCTTAGCTCCAACATGGGTCTTGCACAGATTGGTTCTAATTTAGGTGGTATGATGATGAGTGGTGGTGGAGGCTTTGGTGGATTCAATCCTGGTGGTATGCAGTCGATGTTTAGTCGTACTGGCCTTGGTCAATCAGGCTTTGGTACTGGTCTAGCCTATGGTAACCAAGACTACGGTCAGTACTTCTAAGGAGCTATGATGGCACAGCAACAAAGCATGTTCGGACCTACTCCGCAGGAACTTCAGCAAGCTCTTATGCAGCAGCAGCAAGAGCAAGACATGAATCAAGCTATGAAGTGGGGTCAAGGCTCTTTAGGTCAACAGATCTCTACTGCTGGTTACATGGGTAGTACTATGCTTGGTCGAGGCTTACAAGGTCTTGGTCAAGCTGCCGGTATTATTCCTGAAGATCCTCGCATTGCAGAATCACGTAAGCTGATGGAGATCAAGAAGGAACTGATGGAGTCTGGAGTTGATCCTCAAAACATCGATGAGTTTTATCCGCTCATGATTAAAACTCTGTATGAAGGAGGTATGATTGATAAAGCTGCACAGATGCAAAAGCAATATCAAGCAGAATCTGGAAAACAAGTTGAGCTTGACATCCGTGCATCTAAAGCACGTACAGACGCTTTAACCGCTTCTGAGTTAGCTGCAAAACGAAAAGCTGATGTAGAAAGGATGGAAGCAGAGCAAAAAGCTATTAAAGGACGGGCTTCTGTTATCCGTCGAAAGAATCCTGATTTGTCTGAGGAAGAAGCTTTAGGTATTGCTGCTGACCCTTCTGCTTTTAAAACGTATATTGAGACACCTAAGATTAATACTGCTGTAGTGCCAGTCAACGGCAGGCGAGTGCTTATCAATAAGGACACAGGGGATGTTATTAAAGATCTAGGCGCTGCTGGTACTTCGTTAGGTGAAGGCCTCACCGCTCTTGCGTCTGAATTAGCTGCTGCCGGTTCCAAGAAAGAAGCTGAAAAGGCAGGAACAGGTGTAGCAGAGGAAGGGTTAGCTGTTCAAAATAGATATGACGCTCTAGATTCTCTTAAAGAAGCTAACAATATGCTTTCTCAAGGAATCTATGCGGGCTTTTACGGTCCCGCTCAAGAGTTTGTATCCGCAGCTACTCAAGGAGTTATCGGGGATAAAAAAAGGCTTGCAAACACTCAAAAGTTTCGGTCTTACATCGGTGAAGTTGTTATCCCTCGTCTTAAAGATTTTGGTGGCTCTGATACGGTTGAAGAACTTACCTATCTGCGAAGCGTGTTGGCTGGTGATACAAAGCTTGAGCCTGAAGCCATTAAAGGTATTTTAAAAAGCTCTGAAGAAAAAATCCGTGCTAGGATTAAACGGCTTCAACAGCAACAGCAAAGTGTCCGCACAGGAACACAACTCCCTGTTGGTCCGGTTAACAACAGAACAGTCAAAAGGACTCTTCCTAGCGGGTTAGTTATTGAAGAGGTCATGGAGGGTGAATAACAATGGCTACTTATAATTACACTATTGCAGGTAGAAAGTTTACTACTCCTAGGCAGCTTACTGATCAAGAGTTGGAAGAGCTTGCAGCTTCCTTAAAAGAACCTGCACCAGCCCCTACGTATGAAGCTGTAGGCTCTCAAGGGCAACCTATTCCAGGGATTTCTACCGCTGCGCCTGAAGTTACTACTCCTAGTAATGTAGAAACTACCCCTGACTCACTGGTAACTACTAATAGTTATTTTAGAGGTTTAAAAGACCCTATCGACGCTGGCGCACAAATGCTTCCACGCGCACTGTCATCGATTACCTCTCTTGGTGGCGTTGTTCCAAACATGTTTAGTGATTGGTTTTCATCTGAAGCTGAACGTGTAGATAAGATGATTCAAGCTGAAGAACAGAAATATCAGCAAACACGTAAGCAAGAAGGAGCGACTGGGATTGATTGGGGTAGGGCAGCAGGTAATATTGTAAACCCTGCTACTTTAGGAGTAGCTAGTTCTGTAGTTAGGATGTTACCTGCTACCGCTGGCGTGTTAGGATCAGGAGCAGCTACAGGCGCTGCTACGGGTATTTTACAACCAGTAACTGAAGGTGAATTTGCAGAAGAAAAACTTAAACAAGGTACAGCCGGGGCTATTGGAGGCGCTGTAGGTTCTGCTGCTATGGCAGGGGCAGGACGAGTGATGAATCCCTTAATCTCTAAAGCTGAACAAACAATGCGAGAGTTAGGTGTTAAGTTAACACCAGGACAAATGATGGGAGGGCAAGCTAAAGCTTTTGAAGAGTTTGCCCAAAATCTTCCGTTAGTAGGGCGGTCTATCTTTAACGCAAAAGAACGCGCATTGTATAGCTTTAACAAAGGAGTCATCAACAAGGCTCTTACTAAAGTAGGTGAGAAACTTCCTGAAGACGTAATTGGCCGCGATGCTGTGCAGTACGTAGACGACATTATTAGTCAAAAATATGATGATGTTTTGTCTAACATTACTTTTCAAATGAATCCTTCTACTCTTCAGAACATTTCTACAGCTTTACGAACAAAACCTCTTCCGTCTACACAGCAAAACGAGATTGTAGATTCTATTCTAGAGTCTATTGTTTATTCTAAGTTCCCTGCAAACACTAACGTCACCGGACAAGCATTTAAAGCTGTTGAAAGCGATCTTGGTAAAGCTGTTTCTAATTATGCTAACAGCAGCCTAGCTTCTGAGCGACAAATCGGAGAAGCCTTGTCTGCTGCTGCAAAAGCTTTAAAAAAGACTTTAGCTGCACAGAACCCTACTCAAAGCTCTATTCTTCGCAGGATTGATAGTGCTTACGGGGATGTTGTTGTTATGCGTACAGCAGCGGCTAATTCTGGTGCTGTAAACGGTGTGTTTACTCCTAATCAATATAAAACAGCAGTTCGTCAACGAGATGTCACACGGAATAAAACAGCCTTTGCCGCTGGCCGTGCTAGAGGGCAAGACATTGCTGACGATGCTGTTGAAACCCTTGGCCGTGACCCTTCTTCTACTCTTGAAGGAAGACTCGCAACTCAAGTTGGCGGCGGTTTAGCCGCATTATCCGCACCACAAATAGCCGTACCGATTGCTATCTCTGCTCCTGCAATGTATTCTGAAACTGGTATTAAAGTCATTACAGCTTTAATGAGAACTCGGCCTGAGTTGGCTAAAAAAATTGGTGANGTATTGACAGCAAGGGCAGGAAAAGAAGGAAGCATTACAGGTACTCAAATCCTTAAAGAATATAATCGACTTACAAAGACTGAAGAATGAGTANNCTTCACTCAATGATTGANNTNCACGAAGGTAAGAAATACAAACCCTACCGAGACACCGTTGGTAAGTTGACTATCGGTATCGGTAGGAATCTTGATGATCGTGGATTGTCTGAGGATGAGGTTCAATTACTATTCAGTAATGATGTACGCATTGCTACTGAAGAGCTTGAGAGAGCGTTTCCTTGGACAAGAACATTAGACCCTGTTCGTCAAGCAGTTCTTATCGACATGAGCTTCAACATGGGTATTCCTGTTCTAAGTCAGTTCAAGAACACTTTAGGATTCATTCAAAGAGGTGAATACGAAAGAGCCGCATTCGCTATGCTACAGAGCAAGTGGGCTTCACAAGTCGGTAACAGAGCGGTGCGGCTCAGTGAAATGATTAGAACAGGAGAGTGGCCTACATAGGTTCACATCTCTCAGTCTTTCCGATTACGATACGAAAGCAGAGAATATCAATCAGAATACCGTTGAGCATGAACGGTACATCATCTTCATCTTCCGTGTCCATGATTCCAAAGTGATTGCTGACTGCTTCAATACCGAAACCAATACCATAGAATAGTTTAGCTTCAAAGAAATTCATTTTACCTAGCAACCTTTCAGGGACTCTTCGGAGTCCCTTTTTTTATTGGTTGGTCCCCGTAACAAGATTCGAACTTGTATGCTTTTCAGCGGTGAGGCTTAAACTCACAGTGTCTGCCAATTCCACCATACGGGGAAAACTTTACTTACCTGCGTATCCTCGACACTTCCGAGAACAATAGTATCCGCTTAAAGATTTACCTCTCCGCATTTCTCTTGTTTTAGCAGAGAGTTGTTTGTTAGTCAAGGTAATCTCCTTAAAACAGTGCGCGCAGTTTTTAATACTAAGTACAGGGTACTTTCTAGCGTGTTCTCGGACATGCTCTACTGCATCTACTATTTCTAGATTACTTAGACTATTGTTTAACGGGTTGCCGTCTTTATGGTGAACATGCTGATCTTTATTTAGTGTGGTTCCTATGTGTTGCTCTATTAAATAGCGAGAATACTGTTTTGTACTGCCGTTAACTATGACACGTACACGGTTATCTTTACATTCGTAAGGTCCGTACATTGTATACCTTATTTGATATGCCCCCGGTAAGAATCGAACTCACAACTGAGAATTACAAGTTCCCTGTTATACCATTTAACTACGGGGGCACTGATTTAATTACACCTCACACCAGCCACTGACGCAGGCAAGAGTCTGGGCACCTTCAACATTATCTTCAACTTCAATAAAGTCTTCCCATCGAATCTCTTGAGGCATCACTGACATCCACATCAGATGTTCTTCTTCAGTAATCTCCTCATAAGGTGCCTGTCGATAGCTGCCGCCATCATACGGCAGGAACGCCACGCCAGAGACTTCATCAAAGTACTCATAGACATCTGCCCCTAGTGCCATCCATTCCTCATCCTTGACATTGATAGTGACAGAAGGTTTATGCTCACACCAGTGTCGCTGATATTCCAACCAAAGCTTGAAGTGCATCTTAGCGGTCAGATCATCTCGCAGGAAAGCACCGTCAGGAGCCTTCATCGGGAAACTGAACACCGTAGTGTTATCAGGCTTGGTGACATCAGGTTCACCAGGAATTCCTTGTGTAAGCAGAAACTGAGTCAGAGGATCTTTGTTATCACCCCTGACACGACGGATATAATAAGCACTATGACGAGGATGAAGACCACTGGCAGTATCACANAGCTGACTGACAGTACCGCTAGGCTTCACACAAGTAATAGCAGCAGATACAGGAATGTTAAGTTGATCAGCAAGCTGTGCATTGACTTCAACAGCAATACCTTTGAGTCGTTCAAGAGTAAAACGAAGTTCTCCAAGATCAATAAGCTGACGATTATCCATGATACCAGTCATCGACACACCAAGGAGACGTTCAGCTTCAGTGTTCTGTTTCCAAATCTTACGAAGATATGGGAAGTGAGTCAGCGTCGATTGATACGTCCCGAGAATAGTCGCAATAGACACCTTTTCAGCCAATTGATCAATAGAATCGTCTGCACGTACAATCACCTCAGTAAGGTTCAGTTATATTCACTACAGGTCGTTAATCTGTAGCAGGGATTATACCCATCTGCATATTCCTATGCAGCTTAGACTATATCATCATCCTATTGCTAGGACGCCGCGCACTTCCAGCCACTTGGCTGTACTCTCTTTCGAGATAGTCGTTGCCCCCGATTTAACTTGGGTCAGGATTGTCCGGTCTGGAGTTCCCCTGAGTTCACGCGGTTTTCGATACACATTACTGTGTAAAGCTGCTAATGTTAACAGAACTGGTACGGTCGAAGGATGATCTCGCTGCAAGGGTTTGTGCCAAACTCATGTCCAGGATCACGACGACCATTCTTCTCAACTTGCTTGACAGCAGCTTTACGATTGAAGATACCTCGTTCACCGCTGCGAGACTGAAACACACTCAGCCACTCAGGCATGAACAGATCCATCTCAGGACGACCATCATACACTGCACTGTTGTTCGACAGAGCACGTTGGACGTTATGAGTCCACCAATCACCAGCCTTGGCATGACGCATACGATCATCACCAAGGTCAGACAGACTGATCATGGCACTGCGACGCACACCACCAACCACCACAACCTCACCGATCTTACACATAATGTCATGGCATTCGATGCTGGTGAGCTTACGTCCTTCAGCCTTCTTGAACGTGTTTACTACAAAGTAAAACAGATCTTCCAGAGGACCGGGACCACTAGCACGACCGCCAAAGGTCTTGAGACGTGCACCAGCAGGACGAACCTTCGACACATCCCATTTAGGAGCTTCACCACTGTAGAGCAATGCAATAAGTTGACGAAGAGCCTTGGCCCAACCTTCTTTACTGTCAGACACCACAACCGTAGTGGCACTATCAAAGATCTCAGGCACTTCAGGAAGCTTGGACGTGTACTGCTGTTCAACAGAGAACCCAACACCAGTACCACAAAGCAGGATATACATGGCTTCATCAAAAGCCTTGACATCATCCACAGGCAGGTACGAACAGTTATAACCTGCGGTGTTATCCCGTGCAAGGGCAGGACCAGCACTCATCAGTGAACGCATCGATGGCATCACTTCAAGGTTCAGTACAGCTTTCTCAAGACGCTCACGATCCATCTGATGACTGTAGTTCTTCAGAAGATGCGTTTCCATGAAGTCAAAGTAGCGAGCCACAGTTTCATGCCAGTGCTCACGACGTTGCATATCATCAAGGTAACGGCTATATCGGCTTTTTGCAATATATTGTGCATAGCTATTCATCGTATTCGTTGTCTTCAAAGATCTTCTCCAATTTATCTGCTTGTTCGTCAATTCTGTCTTTAAATGCTTCAATCAGGTCTTCAGTTGTAATTTCTAATAGCTCTAGAAAAGTAACTTCATCCATACCTAATAGTTTATCATAAATTTCAGGTAATGTCAAGGGTTTCATCGTGTCACCTGTTTTACTTTCTCATAAGTCCTGAATGCACCTAGACCCAACATACCAAGAAGTACAGGTAACATCTCAGCCATATCAACTACCGGGGGTACGAATGCAATGCCCGCCGCAGGAAGTGCACTAGAGAGGACAGGAGCAAGAACATATTTAAAAGCAAAAGCAACGCCGCATACCCAACCAATAAAAGGACGCCAACGGGAGACAAAAGGATCACTGCTAGCAGCTTCAATAGTATTGGTGTCAGTTTGGTATTTGTCAGATTGCTGCGCCAGTTCAAACCATTTCCTTTCGTTCTCATCAACAAAGCGTCTAAGCTCTGCCTCCATTGCTAGTCGTTCTTTCTCTTGTGCTAGTTTATCAGGAAAGATCCTGTCAATCAACCATCTACCTGTCTCTAATAGTGCTTCTCCTGGCAATTGAAGTTTCATAAAAGTTACTCCTTAGTAAAGTCCCATCGATGTCGATCATCAAGTTCAGGATAATATCGATAAGTGTTCTGAGCAATCCTGATTGAAGTAATTACATGAGCAAGATGAGACACTTTACTTTCAGGATCGTTATCTTCTCCCATCATGTATGCAGACAGGTGTCGCATGGCAGCATTGAGTGCTTGAGTCATCGGCATACCCTTACGCCAGTTGTTAGGTGCGTACTTCTTTGCACCATACTCCCAGACTTTCTGTTCATCACTTAGAAGATCAAAAGGAATCAGATCAAAGCGAGGTTTACCATCATCGTACTTCATGCCTCGACCTTCTTTGTTGTATGCCATATCAAGCCCAAGATCTTGCTTAATCAGATCTTCAAGAGTTTGAACGCTACTCTTACACACCATACACACCCACCTTGTCCATGACTACTCCTGATTCCATAAACATCGCGTTAGTAAACGGGTCTGAACGATATTCCTTGAAAACCACTCGGTGAATGCCTGATTGGATGATTGCTTTGGCACATTCACGACAAGGCGAAAGCGTTGTGTATAGAGTAGTGAAGTCGGTGTCCAGTTTGATCGTCGCATTAAGAATCGCATTAAGCTCTGCGTGTACCACATACGAATACTTTTGCTCTTGATCCTGATAACGTTCAATTGTGTCATCGACTCGCCTAGGAAAACCATTATAACCCATACCGATAACCCTGTTAGCAGAGTCAGCGATCACTGCACCAACTCTGGTGTTAGGGTCTTTAGACCATTGAGCAATATGATCAGCAAGATCCATCATTCGATAATCCCACTTAATGATATTTTGCTTAGTACTAATCATAGATACCTACGCTTTAAGAAGTTAAGCGAAACAAAAGACTCATCACTTTGACCGTCTTGTACTTCATGCAGCACTACAATACCATTCCAATGATCTTGTGTAATACCAGGAAGATACGCTTCCTTGTGTTCATAACAGCTACCAGCAATGATCGCTGTCAGAGTCTTACCATCAGCACGTTTTGAATAAGCTACTTGCCTTCCCTGCTGGTGTCCCGCCACGCAAGACATATGCTGAGTAGCCAACAGCTTAGAAGCAGAAGCACAAGGACGACCAAGAACACCAGTAGGATAGTAGTGCTTGTAACAGACTCCATCCAGAACCACAGGCTGTAGAAAAGGATGGACGTTCCAACCATAATCCCCATACCCAAGACTGTCAACAGAAATAAGACCATCAAGTTCTGCGTCAGCATCAGTAGCTCTATCAATCCTGTTTTCATGATTACCTAGCGTTAAATGTAGTTCTGGCTTATATACCTTTTGTTTGTTTTTCAGATCAGACTTCATCTTTTCTTGCAGAGGCTTCATCAACGCAGACATAGCCTCATGCACTGCGTTGATGTCTTCTACAATACGTCTACCTTCAAAGCTTTTACGACCCCTGTCGTAACTGGACAGCGAAGGCATATCAGCAAAGTCCCCAATCTGGACAACGACATCAGGCTTCTTCTCAACAATGTAGTTACCGATTGCTGTCAAGAAACTGAAGTCATGTCCAGGTTTTACTTGTACATCGGGAATGATCAGATGTTTTCTCATTAGGCCCATTCATCACCGTGATCGGGGTCTTCAGTCAGAAGCTTGCCTTTCTTGATAAGCTTGTTCAGATCAAACTTGTAACCGTAGTGCTTCTCAAATGCCTTGATGAGTTGACGTAGGTTATCCATCCACGTAGGCATGTCGTCACCGTAGTTGATAACAAACTCAGTGTACACAGCCATGTTCAGATCACCAAACTCATCTCCAGTGAACCGTTGTGTCAGGATAGCGCGATCTTCATCTTCAAAGACAGATACGTCATCTTCAGGCATTTCATCAATTGTCAGTCGAATACGCATAATTACTCCTTAGTAAGTGCCGACCACGACACTGGGAAATGNGCAGAAAGAGCCCGATCAATCATTACAGCCACGTCACGGGTTTCTTGTTGGGTGTTTGGGTCAAGCCTGAGTTTGCAGACCCTTGCAAAGGCTGCAACGGAGCCTGACCAGTACCATTCTGTTGCATGGTTGAGAGGAAGAACCATCCTTGCCTGTTCCGGCGAGACACCAAAGCCAAGGAGCGTTTTGTACGCATGAAGAGACTCCTGCATCGTAGCTTCAAAGATGGTGTTAAGCTGAAGCTGGTTATTCATGTCACCACCAGAGCCTTGCTTCTTGTTCTCAGCTTTCTCACGCCAGACAGGAAGAAAGAACTCAGGTTCAGAATCAACGTAGCGACGGCTAACTTCATTCCACACAAGACCAACCTGATGCTTCACAAGCTGCCTTGCAACATACACAGGAGCCTTGATCTGGAACTGCGCCATGATATGACCAAACGGGGTCCAGTGCCCGTGCTTGGCAAGATAGTTAATCAGCTTCTCATCTTTACTATCAAGAAACTTGAGATCTTCATCATACTTCCACTTTGATTTCTTATCAAAGCTGACACGCGCAGCGTTGACGACAGTCAGATCATCACCCATCGTGTCCATCAAAGCAACTTCAGACTCAAACAAATAATTCATTCTAAATCCTGTTGATGTCAGCAGTAGCTTGTCGCTGAAGGTTAAGAAAGTCTTCCCAAGACATCACGATAAGAGGATCAGAATTGTTCTGCTTCATCACCACTAGCGGTGTGTGTCCATTGGCATTGTCAAGAGCCTGATAGTACCAGTTGTAGACACTGATCCTAGCGTAACTCTTACATTCTACTGAATAAGGAAACCTGAGCCTTGCGTAACTGCTGAGTTGAATGTCTTCACCCGGTGCACCCATACTGGTAGATCGTACATCATCAGACTTCAGTTCAAACTTCTCAATGATTGCTGCTTTGACTTTCTGTTGAAGGAGTCGTCCTTTTGCTTTAGCTGACTGTGGCCTCATTTACTTTGTTTCCTCAGTAGGGCTGGTAGGTGGTTCCCAGAGTTCGTTTGGTTTTGTTCTGATCCATAGGAGTTGAGCATTTTCGACAACTCGATTTGTATCTCCTCCATAAGCTTCGACAACTCTTCGATACAGGTCGTATGCTGAATGTGTCTCTTCCCCCAGAATTCTATCTGCCTTGACAGGTCCGATACCTCGGATACCTTCAACATTATCGATGCGATCTCCTGTGAGTATTTGTCTGTAGAAATGTCTAGTGGCATCTGCTTCTGATACATCATAACGAACCTTCTTGACAAAGTTATAATGCGGACCAGGAATGTTGTCAAGGTCTTTATCTATCGTGCAGATAATACCTTTACCAGCAAGCTCAGTAGCACGAATCCCGATAGCATCATCAGCTTCCTGTTCAGTTTCCATCTTGAAGCCCCAACTACTTTGCATGTAATCTCGCAGTGCATCGTAGTGGACTGGTTTAGCGTTACTTCTCTGACCTTTGTAAGGAATCGTCTTAGCAATCTTGTGTCTGAAATTGTTGGATCCGTCGGTCAACCACCCTTCGTAGTCATCTACTTCAAGGTCGAAGACCAACAGATCCTCCAAGAACTCATCAAGACGCCAACGACAGATATCCCAATTCTCAGTATTGGATGAAAAACCAATTCGATAAGTAAGCTAAAGGATGTCGCCATCAATAAGAGCGATCATCTGAGTACCCTCCTTCAAAGTGCCGAATTCTGTGGCAGTTGGCGCAAAGAAGAACACACTTTGATAGTTCTTTTTTTGCATGCTCTAACCCCTTTTGCAAGAACTTTGAAGGGTTCCCTTCTTTTTCATTCTTGTCTAAGTGGTGAAAGTCATAAACTGAAGGAGGAAATACCCCACCACAGTCTGCACAACTGCCTCCCATGTACTCAATAGCCTGCTTTTTATACTGCAACAAGCGTTCTCGTGTATTACTCCTTTGTTTTTGTATCTTCTCTTTTCCGTCCTTTGTCGCTTTTCTCTTGTGATAATTCTGTCTTGCTGCTTTATTAGCACACTCTTTACAAGAACTAACAGTTTTACCCGGACTAAACAACGAAGATTCTTTTAGAGACAGACAACGACAACAATATCGTAATCCGGCTGGAATGGGAAGACCATCGAATAAAAACTCATATGCGACGATCTTCCCATCCTTGTCACGCTCTTTTATACAGCGACTCAGCATTAAAACAAAAGACTCTAAAGAACGTCGATGAGTGCGATCACAGGATATCGCTCTCCAAGTCAGCCATGCTACCGGAGTCATCAACATCCACAGCATCATTGACATCTTCTTTACCCTTGTACTCAATAAGCTCAGTAATGACAAGCTTCTTGATCGAAGGGCTCCAACCTTTCTTATTCTTGAACGTCCAAGGATAAGCACTGACGATGGCAGTTACTTTGCTGCCGTTACCTACTTTAGTTCCAGGAGCAAGACGCTCACCATCAGTCGTCTGAGCTTCAATGGGATAGTTCTTGCTCTTACATGTAATGTAGAAACCCTTCTCATCCTTGTGCTGTGCCTCGACGCCCATTGCAGCAAGAGCATCAACAGCAGCCTTCGACAGGTCGCAAAGATCAACCTGATATTTGCCACTCATATCATTCCGCTGGTCAAGGAATGCCCACTGAACGGCGGCTTTGATTTTCAGCGGTTTGATTTCTTTTTGCATTGTACAGTCCTTTGTCTAAGGTAATGTTTACTACTGAGTAACTATTATACTATCAATGGAACTTGCTGTCAATATCTTTGATGATCTTTTTTGTTTGTTCTGCTGCGTCATCCTCCATACGCTTACGTCGATTAGCAACAACTTTCAGGATCAACTGCTCCTGTGCAGTAGTCAATAGCTCAATCGCTTCTGATTCAGTAGGAAAAGAACTAAAGACTGTGATCTTGCCATCATTGAGTGAAATCATAAGAAGCTCTTCAGCCTCTTGAATGTGTTTAAAGAACAGTTCCGACGAGTCCATCTTATCTCCTAATGGGTCATACTCCACTTGTCACCGATACGATATTCACCATCCAGAGGGCAGCGAAGATTCAACATCACTCCAGCATCACGTATACATTGTACACCTAATTGACCTACTTGTAAAGTAGTTTCTTCTGGTGTAGCAATCTGTACTTCATCGTGAATGTTACCAAGGAACTGATACTGAATCCTGGATCGCTTCAGAGCTTGATCAAACAGCACAAGAGCCTGTTTCATCACGACAGCACCAGCACCCTGAAGGAGAGAATTGAGTGCCGCGTGTTGACTTCTAACCCAAATCCTCCGTCCATCCAATCCCGGCACAGACCCCTTCTCTGCGATAATGGCAACCCTTGAACGAAGCTTTGCAAGTGCCGGTAAGTTACGCATAAAGGAGTCGATGAGTTCGACGCCCTCTTTGTAGCCGCCACCAACAATAGAGCCGATCTTCGCTGGACCCGCACCGTACCTTATGTTCAGGAAGGATCGCTACACCTTCCCCGGACTTTCGTCCAGCTACACATCCCTGTGTAGAGCAGACTATATCATCACCCGTTCTGGGTGTCCGGCGCTTCCGCTCGCTTGAGCGTACTCCCTTGCGGGATAGTCGTTGCACCTTCTAAGTACTTTACTGCGTTAGTAAGATTCGTAACGCTGTCTTGTAGCAGCCCAAGGGCACGATTGCAGTTGTGACAGAGAAGACCCCTGACTACACCTGTTTCATGACAATGATCCACTACAAGTCGCATTTTATGGTGATCTGCCATAACGAAACCTTCGCCTTGACAAATCTTGCAAACACCTTTCTGAGACTCAAACATGCTTCGATACTGCTTGTAATCCATACCGTAGCTGCGCCGAAGGTAAGCTGAATTTAGACTAACATCAGCGCAGTCTTGCGAACAGTACAGATGGCTAGGCGCTTTCGGACTAAACATCGTCCCACAGTACCTACAAGCTTTATCTTTGAACTTCTTCTGAGGATACTTGTCAGGAGAAGCAGTCATCTCAGATTGCGGTTTGTTTTTAAGTGCGTACATTTGATTCTCCAAAAATAGTACGCAACATTATACCATAAAAAAGCGATAAAGTCAATACTTAGCTTGGCTCAGGATTACCTGTTCTAGGCTTCCCCTGAGTTCACCGGATTTTCTGTACCTATTCCTAGATACAGCCTCTGAAGTTAAAGGAGCGCGTAAATGAACGTCTTTGCTTGCGCCCTTGTTGCCANTCCTGCTGCCTTTTGGTTAACCGTATGTACGTCCGTGCCGTCTGCTTGAGTACCCGTTGTGACCGTAACGACATAGTCCTGATCCCTCATGTAATGAGCAAGCATACGAAGCTCTAGACCACTCGCATCAATACCAACAAGCTTCCAGTTGTTAGGAGTGATGAACAAGCTACGACACTCCTTACCGTACTCCTTACCTACAGCAGGAACCTGTGCCATATTCGGGGCCATATGCGTCATCCGCCCTGTCACAGCACCGTTGGTGATAACCCTGCCGTGAACCCTGCCATCAGCTTCAGCAGCAGTCAACCATTGCTCAATCTGACTGACACGTTTACCCAGCATCAGATAACGCAGGATGATCTTCGCTTCAGGGATCGGACACTCAGCAAGTGTCTTCTCATTGACGATGATGTTATCCTTCTCAGTCTTCTGCTTAGGCTTCCATCCTCTCTTCATCAGCCTGTCAGCGATTTGCTGCCTGCTTCCAGGATTAAACGGCTCTACTTTGAATGCGTAGTCAGATAGTCGATCATACGTTGAAGAGTCTCTACTGAATCGTTCACCTTCCCTAATGCCGTGTTGCACTGACTGCACAGAAGAGCGCGAACTTTTCCGGTCTTGTGACAGTGATCCACTGCTAGAGCGGTCTTCGTCGGAAGACGGAAGCATATCTTGCACTTCCCTTCTTGACTCTGAAGCATTTCGTTGTACTGCTCCATTGTTATTCCGTAAGCCCGACGGAGCATCGTACATTTGTGACGGTCCTTGTCGTTGTGATACCGTTCCTTTCTCCTTTGTATCTCCACTTCCCGATTTGCTTCGTACCTCTCCTTTGCAGCTTTCTTCAATCGCTCTGAGTGCTGCTGGTAGTAGCTCCTCTGGTAAACTTTCTTTTGTGTAGTATCGCTTATGGGCATAGTTCCTCTTTGTCATTAAACTGATCGTAGGTGCGAACACCTTCTGCATATCCAGTTCAATCTGTGCTTGCTCAGTCTTCAGATCACTAAGCAAAAAAGCAGCAGCAGGAATGTCAAGAGGCCACCCATTACGGATCTGCTTGGCAATGATAGCCTGAACCTTATGCTCCAGTTCAATGCTCTGTTCACTGAACTTGTTCTTCTTTACTTCAGAGTAAAGATGGTGATATAGCTTTTCAGTGACCAGAGTGTCCTGAATGCAATAGTCCTGCATCTCTTCGCTCCAACCAGCATCGAAGTCAGTGAAGTTACTCTTCGGGCAGTTTAGACGGCTTCCCCATGCGTCGAGACTGTGCCCACCTTCGATTTCGGGATTCAGTAATCTGGACAGAATCAACGTATCGGTCAATTGACTCAACCGTATCTTCGTCCCCCACAATCTGTTGAGGTGATAGGCGTCGAAGGCTATGACGTTGTGCCCGATCAAGTTGACGTTCGGTGCTATTAAAGGCTTTAGACTTTCGGGGCTTCGATGGCATACTACCTCACCAGAATCAATGTCACGAGTTACTACTAGGAAGATGGTCGTAAACGAAGTATTTGTCTCTATATCGATCACAAGCCTCTTGTTGAAGTTGTTCAATTTGCTCTCGTAGTTTAGCATTATCACGTTCCAACTCAGCTACCCTAGTCTCCAAGTATAGCAGAGTGTGTCTCATGTTGTCAATAAGACTTGTCATCAATAAGCCTGCTTCATCTTCAGGTAAAAAGTATTCAATGTCTCAAACCCTTCAGGAAATACATCAACTACTTGAGACGTAGTGACATGCTTCTTAAAACCAAGTGTAGGATGTTGTACATGAAACACACGCGCAGACAGCCCCGGACGAATCTCTGTCAGTTCTTCGATGTAGTAAGCAACAGGTTTTCCGTATTTCTCTTTCACCATTCCCACCTTAAGTAAATGATAGGCGCACCACCAGCAATAGTCGCTAGTGCATCTTTGGTGTCAAACTTACCACCGTGCTTTGAATCATACACCTCTTTAGCCACCGCTGCAACCACTACCAAGCCTAGAGCGTACTCAACCTTAACAGGCGTGGTAGCAATG